GAGCGGGCGAATGCCTGAATTGGTGGCCCCTTTCCCGTACTTTGGCGGCAAGTCTCGCGCTGCCGATCAGGTGTGGGATGCGTTTGGCGAAGTCGAGAACTACGTCGAGCCCTTTGCCGGTAGCGCCGCGATGCTGCTGGCCGCTCCAGATGGCAAGCGCGTCGAAACCATCAACGACTTCGACGGTTTCATTGCCAACTTCTGGCGCGCTGTCGCACACGATGCTGATGCGGTGGCCTTTCATGCAGACTGGCCGTGCAATGAAAACGATCTGTTCGCCCGTCATTCGTGGCTGGTGCGCCAGCGCGAAAACATGACCGAGCGCCTGCACGCCGACCCGGATTGGTACGACGCGAAAATTGCCGGATGGTGGTGTTGGGGCACCTGTAACTGGATTGGCAGCGGCTGGTGCAGCGGCACGGGGCCGTGGGTACACGACGGCGAGCGGCTGGTAAAAGGCAACGCCGGGCAGGGCATCAACCGGAAGTTGCCTCACTTGAGCGCCGGGCAGGGCATCAACCGGAAGCTCCCGCATTTGGGCAACGCCGGGCAAGGCATCAACCGCAAACTCCCGCATTTGGGCAACGCCGGGCGAGGCGAGCATCCGCGCACCGCATTCATCCGCGATTGGATGCGCGCGCTACAAGATCGCATGCGTGACGTTCGGGTTACGTGTGGCGACTGGAGCCGGGTTGTCAAAGATTCCGTGACCACGCGCCACGGTGTGACTGGGCTGTTTCTAGACCCGCCATACGAGAAGGGCGCGATGGATTACGGAAACGGCGGTATGGGGCTTGGCATAGCCGATGATGTTCGCGCCTGGTGCGCGGAAAACGGCTACAACCGCAAGCTGCGGATCGTGCTTTGCGGCCACGCTGGCGAACACGACGCCTTGTTGGATCACGGTTGGCATATCCGCAAATGGACGGCCCGCAAAGGCTATGCACTGACCGACGAAGCGGTGCAAAACAGCGCCAGCGAAACGCTGTGGTGCAGTCCGCATTGCGAGCGCGAGGTGCCTGAGATTGCGGATTTGTTTGCGGAGGCCGCCAATGCCTGACCGCTTCACCGCCCGGCTATGGAACGCGCAGCAGGGCCACCAGGCCATCGAGGCCGCCTGGGGCTATGCAAAACCCCTGCTGCTGGCCGAGCACCGGCTGGTGCTGGAGGTGCGGCCAGAGAGCCGCTCACTCGATCAGAACGCCCACTTCCACGCCCTGTGCGGGGACATCGCGCGTTCAGGGATTGAGTGGTTCGGCAAGCCCCGAAAAGCCGATGAATGGAAGGTGCTGCTGGTGAGCGGCCACGCCAAGGCCACCAAGCAGGAAGCCGATGTGGTGCCGGGCCTTGAGGGTGAGCTGGTGAACCTGCGCGAAAGCACGGCGCGAATGAGCCGCCAGCGCGCCAGCAGCTTGATCGAATACACGCTGGCGTTTTGTGCCGAGCACGGCGTAGAGCTGCGCGATTCGCGGCAATGGGAAATCAATCCAGAGACGGGGGAAATCACTTGAACGAACCGCGCACCATCGAAGAGCAGTACACCAGCGCCGGCAACGCCGGGGATTTGACCGTCACGTCAGAACGGCGCGTAGGCTTTGTTAGCGGGCGATGAAAAACGGGTTGGACGATAGCGTCTAGAGCCTGAGCACGGTTGCTTTTGGAGTGAACCAATGAAGACATGGGTACGCGTCAACGAGGATGGACGGCGCATTGGCGAGAGCCACCACCGGGCAGTGCTGACCGATGCAGAGGTCGGCCAACTGCTGGCCGACCGCGAGGCGGGCATGTCCCTGGCTGCGCTGGCGCGCAAGTGGCGGATCAGCAAGTCGGGCGTGAAGGGGATCGTGGATGGCTCCCGGCGCGGCCAGGTGGGGCCGACCGTCAATCGGCCGCCATCGCAGCGGGAGCGCGTGCGGGCGTGGGTGAGCCTGACACTGGCCGAGCGGTCCAAGCTGCGCCGGCTGGGCGGCTCGAAGTTTGTGCGCCGCGCGCTGGAGGAGATGCGTTGATGCGCACGGCCTTTCACTCAGGGGAATTTGCAAATCTGATGCGCACCCGGTTGCATTTGATGCGTACAGGTGTGCGCGTGATCTCTGCGCGCGCTGGTGAAATAGCAACATGACGCTGACCCCGAAGCAGGAGCGATTTGTCGCGGAATACATGGTGGACCTGAATGCCGAGCAGGCCGCCCTGCGTGCGGGCTACAGCGCGACTACTGCGCGGCGCGGCGTGCTCCTGAGCGATCCTCGCGTGCAGCGCGCGATGGCAGAGGGCCTGAAGGCGCGGGCCGATCGCACCCAGATCAACGCGGACTGGGTGCTCCGGCGTCTTGCAGCCATGGCTGATGCGGACATGGCCGACCTGTGCGGCCCTGACGGCGGCATGCTCACGGTCGATCGGTGGCCCGAGGTGTGGCGGCGCGGCCTGGTGGCTGGCGTCGAGTTCGCCGAGGAGGTGGGGCAGGATGGCGAGGCGGGGGCAACCTTGCGCAAGGTGAAGCTGGCTGACCGGCTGAAGGTGCTGGAGCTGATCGGCCGGCACGTGGATGTGGGCGCGTGGCGCGACAAGGTGGATGTGAACGTCACGTCCACGCTGGCGGACCGTCTTGCAAGGGCGCGAGCGCGTGGCGGCTGATGTGGATCAGGAGGTCATCGACCTGGCGGCGGGCTGCGACAAAGACCCGCTGCGCTGGGCACTCATGGCCTACGACTGGGGCGCGGGTGAGCTTGCAGACTACGACGGGCCGCGTCGATGGCAGCGGGAAGCACTGGACGAGATAGGCCAGGCGCTGCGCGATCCTGCCCGGCGCTTCAATCCGATACTTATCGCGCGCGCATCAGGACATGGTATCGGCAAATCGGCATTTATCGGCATGCTGACCAACTGGTCATTAAGCACCTGCGAGGATTGCAAGGTGGTGATCACGGCCAACACCGACACGCAGTTGCGCACGAAGACCTCGCCCGAAGTGGGCAAGTGGCAGCGGCTTTCGCTCACGTCGCCCTGGTTCGACGTGAACGCCACCAGCATTGCGTCGCGTGATGCGGCGCATGCGAGGAACTGGCGCGCGGACTTCGTGCCCTGGAGCGAGCACAACACCGAGGCGTTCGCCGGCCTGCACAACAAGGGCAAGCGCATCGTGCTGGTGTTCGACGAGGCGTCGGCCATCGCGGACAATGTGTGGGAGGTGGCCGAGGGTGCGCTGACCGATGAGGGGACGGAGATCATCTGGGTGGCGTTCGGCAACCCCACGCGCAACACGGGCCGCTTCCGCGAGTGCTTCCGGCGCTACCGCCATCGCTGGCTGGGCCGGCAGATCGACAGCCGCTGCGTGGAGGGCACGAACAAGGAGCAGATGGCCAAGTGGGCGGCGGACTACGGCGAGGACAGCGACTTTTTCAAGGTGCGGGTGCGCGGCATGTTCCCCAGAATGTCCAGCCGGCAGTTCATCGGCGAGGCGGACGTGACGGCGGCCTATGGCCGGCACCTGGCCGAGGGCCAGTACGCGTTCGCCCCTGTGATCCTGACCGTCGATCCGGCCTGGGAGGGCGACGACGAGCTGGTGATCGGCATGCGCCAGGGGCTGATGTTCCAAGTCCTGCACCGCATGGCCAAGAACGACAACGACCTGGTGGTGGCGCAGATCGTGGCCCGGCTAGAGGATGAGCACAAGGCGGATGCGGTGTTCGTCGATGCCGGTTTTGGGACGGGCATCGTCTCCGCTGGCCGGGCCATGGGGCGCGGCTGGGTGCTGGTGTGGTTTGCCTCGGCCTCCGGCGACGTGGGTTGTCTGAACAAGCGCGCCGAGATTTGGAAGGCCATGCGCGACTGGCTGAAGGAGGGCGGCGCCATCCCCGAAGACCCGATGCTGCGCGACGAATTGCAGGCGCCCGAGATCGTGCCGCGCCTGGACGGCAAGCTGCAGCTTGAGTCCAAGAAGGAGATGAAGGCGCACGGCGTGCCGTCGCCGAACCGGGCGGATGCGCTGGCGCTGTCGTTCGCCTTCCCGGTGCAGCAGCTCACCGCCGGGGAGCGGGCAGCGCGCGAGCTTGGGATTGAATCCAGGCTCAAGGGCTTCGACTACGACCCCTTCGCTTGACGGGTGCGCGTGACGCCGGCCGGGCGCCAGACACTGCTGGGCATGGGGTACCGCATCGTCAACCCGGCCGAGTGGATCGAGCGCGCGCGGCCGTTGCTGGCGGCGCACTGGCGCGAGGTCGATCCGGGGTTTGAACTGGCGCCGTGCGCGGCGCTGTACCAGCGCATGCATGAGGCGGGGTTGATCTTCGCGGTAGCCGTGCTGGATGGCGCGGAGCTGGCGGGCTACGCCAGCATCACGGTTGCGCCAAGCCCGCACAACCCGGCCGTTGTGCTGGGCATGAGCGATGCGCTGTTCGTGCCGCCTTCGCGCCGCTGCGGCGTGGTTCCCGGCCGACTGATCGCGGCGGCAGAGGCCGAGGCGAAGCGGCGCGGGGCGAGCCGGTTCATCTGGGCGTGCCGTACCGGCACGCCCCTGGCCGAGATGCTGGGGCGACATGGGTATTCGCCGCTTGAACAACACGTCATGAAGGAGCTTTGAGCATGCCACCAGCAGTTGCAGCCGCCATCGCCGCCGCGGCCAGCGTGGCCAGCGTGGCCGCATCCATCGACGGCGCGCGGCGCCAGAAGAATCAGGCCAAGGACGCGCAGGAGGCCGCTGCCGCGCAGGCCAAGCAGGCGGCCGAGCAGGCGGCCAAGCAAGCCGAGGACGAGGCCAAGGCGGCGGATCAGGCGTTCAACCGCACCAACCAGAAGAAGCCCGCCGCCGCCAACGCCCTGCCGGGCGGCGGCTCGACCATGCTGACCGGGCCGCAGGGCGTGGATCCGAACGCGCTGACGTTGGGCAAAAGCACGCTGCTGGGCCAGTGATGCTCGACGCCACCGCCCGCACGCGCATCCTGCGCCGCAACGAGGCTCTCAAGTCCGAGCGCTCGTCCTGGGTGCCGCACTGGCAGGAGATCGTGCGCTACATGAAGCCGCGCGCCGGCCAGGCGCTGCAATCGGCGGAGGCGAACCGGGGCGAGCGCAAGGATCAGAGCATCATCGACAACACCGGCGTCCTGGCGCTGTCCACGCTGGGCTCCGGCCTGCACGCGGGCATGACCAGCCCCGGCAATCCGTGGTTCCGGTTGACCACCAGCGACCCCAAGCTGGACGAGTCCGCGTCCGTCAAGCAGTGGCTGCACGACGTGGAAGAGCTGATGCGCATGGTGATGGCGCGCTCCAACACCTACCGGGCGCTGCACACCTGCTACGAGGAGCTGGGCGCCTTCGGCACCTGCGCCACCGTGGTGCAGCCGGACTTCGGCGCCGTGCTGTCGCACCACCCGCTGACGGTGGGCGAGTACACCATCGGCAGCGGCAACGGCCAGACCGTGGACACGCTGTACCGCGAGTTTTCGATGACCGTGGAGCAGATGGTGCGCCGTTTCGGCCACGCCGCATGCTCGCAGGCCGTGCGCCGGCTGCATGACGAGGGCCGGTACGACGCCTGGGTGCCCGTGGTGCACGCCATCGAGCCGCGCCACGACCGCGACACCCGCAAGCGCGACGCGCGCCACATGGCCTGGCGCAGCGTGTACCTGGAGCCCGGCGCCGAGGGCGACAAGGTGCTGAGCGAGAGCGGCTACCAGGAATTCCCGGCGCTGTGCGCGCGCTGGCGCACCTATGGGTCGGACATCTACGGCGCCAGCCCGGCCATGGACGCGCTGGGCGACGTGAAGCAGCTCCAGCAGCAGCAGCGGCGCAAGAGCCAGGCCATCGACTACATGACGCTGCCGCCCCTTCAGGCGCCGACCATGCTGAAGAACCAGCGCGGCAACATGCTGCCCGGCGGCATCACGTTCGTGGACCAGCCCGGCACGCAGCAGGCCGTGCGCAGCCTGTTCGACGTGAGCCTCAACCTCCAGCACCTGCTGCTGGACCTGCAGGACGTGCGCCAGCGCATCAACAGCGCGCTGTTCGTGGACCTGTTCATGATGATCGCGCAGCGCCGCGCCGACGATCCCTCCATGACGGCCACCGAAATCCTGGCGCGCCAGCAGGAGAAGATGCTGATGCTGGGGCCGGTGCTGGAGCGCCTGCACGGCGAGATGCTGTCCCCCCTGGTCGAGGTCACCTTCGCGCGCATGGTCGAGGCCGGCATCGTGCCGCCCGCGCCGCCCGACCTGCAGGGACGGAACCTGAACGTCGAGTTCGTCTCCGCACTGGCCCAGGCCCAGCGCGCCACGGCCACCGGCAGCGTGGATCGCTACGTGATGGCCCTGGGCCAGATCGCCGCCGTCAAGCCCGACGTGCTGGACAAGCTCGACGCCGACCAGTGGGCCGACTACTACGCCGACCGCCTGGGCGTGCCGCCGCAGATCGTGGTGGCCGGCGAGCAGGTGGCGCTGATCCGCCAGCAGCGCGCCCAGCAGCAGGCCGCGATGCAGCAGGCGGCCATGGCCGAGCAGGCGGCCGGCGCCGCGGCCAAGCTGGGCGGCGTGGACACCAGCAAACCCAACGCCCTGACCGACCTTGCGCAGGCCGCGCAGTAGGGGGGTGCGCGTGACGCGCGCGGGCCGCCGGACACTGCCGGGCATGGACGAAAACGAGCTGAACGAGAAGGCGCAGCAGGCCCGGGATCCGGCGCTGGACGACTTGCGCCGGCTGCTGGCCGACCCGCACGGGCGCCGCGTGGCGTGGCGGCTGTTGGGGTTGGCGGGCGTTTTCCGGATCAGCTACCTGCCGGGTCTGGACGCCGCGACCGTGGCCTTCCGCGAAGGCGAGCGCAACACGGGCCTGAACCTGTTGAACGACCTGCTGGCCGCCAGCCCCGGCGGCTACGCGCAAATGATCCAGGAGAACCAAGACGATGGCCGATGAATCGCTGATGACGGCGCCACCACCCGCGCCCGCCGCCCCCGCACCGCCTGCCGCCGCGCCGGTCGCCGCGCCGGTCGCCGCTCCAGCCCCGCTGGCGGGCGCACCCGCGCCCACCGCTGCTCCGGTGCCGGCTTCCGCTGCTGCCGCTCCGGCGCCCGCCGCCCCGCCCGCTGTTGCCGCGCCGCCTGCCGCCCCCGAGAGCTACACGTTCACCGCGCCCGAGGGCCACGAGCTGGACAGCGCCACGGCCGACGCCTTCGCCGGTGTCGCCAAGGAGCTGGGCCTGACGCAGGACGCCGCGCAAAAGGTGGTGGACAAGATGGCGCCGCATCTGGCGCAGCGCCAGGCCGAACAGATCAAGGCCGTCCACGAGCAGTGGCGCGAGCAGTCCACCGCCGACAAGGAATTCGGCGGCGACAAGCTGGCCGAGAACCTGGGCCTGGCCAAGAAGGCGATGGACACGTTCGCGTCGCCCGAGCTGAAAGCGCTGATGAACCAGACCGGCCTGGGCAACCACCCGGAGGTGATCCGGATGTTCGTCAAGGCCGGCAAGGCGATCAGCGAAGACAGCTTCGTGGCCGGCAAGGCCGCGCCGCCCGCCAGCGGCGACGCCCGCCGCCTCTACACCGCGTCCAACATGAACCCCTGAAGGAGCAACGATGCCCGTCCTCAACACCACCAACCCCACCCTGGCCGATGTGGCCTCGCGCCTGACGCCGGATGGCAAGGTCGATCCGCAGATCGTCGAGATGCTCAAGGAGACCAACGAGGTCCTGGAAGACATGACGATGATCCAGGCCAACGGATTCACCGAGCACAAGACCACCGTGCGCACCGGCCTGCCCGTCGGCACCTGGCGCAAGCTGAACTACGGCGTGCCGCCCGAGAAGTCGCGCACCGCGCAGGTCAAGGACAGCATGGGCATGCTGGAGACCTACGCCGAGGTCGACAAGGCCCTGGCCGATTTGAA